TGTGGTGCTTTGTGTACAGCACCAACTCCAGTTGATCATCCAAATGGTCCAAACAATGAAGTGGGAAATAAAGAAAGAAAGATGTATTACTATCTACACTAACAGGTATTGGATGCGGTGTCGTGTTCGCAGCATACAAATTGCCAGTACCAGCACCACCAGTTTTTGCGGGAGTCGCAGGAATTATTGGTTTATGGATTGGCTTCACAATACTAACACGAATTATATCCTAGGAGGAATAATGAATAAAGTAATCAATGATAAGACTAAGGCAATGCTAGCATCGTATGGTCGCTCAGTACTTGGATCAGGTCTTGCACTATATATGGCAGGCGTAACAGATCCAAAGGATCTATGGACAGCACTAGTTGCTGCTATTGCACCAGTGGCATTACGAGCAATTAATCCTAATGACAAGGCTTTTGGCGTATTGCCAGATGCTGATGTTGTAGATAAGGCTCTAAAGTCTGCAAAGGCACCAGCAAAGAAAAAGGCTGCTGCTAAGAAGTAATCAACCTTCTATTAGGAAGCCAGTCTAGAGATAGGCTGGCTTTTCTATTTACTCGTTTATAATATCTAAATATTTTTGTTTTAAACTATCAACAGAAAAATTATCTAATCCTATTTGAACTGCAACTTCTTTTATTTTATTTTTTCTATCATTTCCAACATACTTATCAATTATTTTAGCAAGTTTTTCTGGCTTTGCATCATAAACATTAACCATAGATTTAGTTCTAAATGTGTCTATTTTTCTTGATTCTGCCAACCATTTACTAGGAAGTATCGCATTGTTTGGAGATATGTCAGTCATAAAAACTGGCAGGGCACTCATAAGAGCCTCATTCATAGGTAAACAAAGACCAGCATAGCGTCTAGGCAAAACCATAGCATCAAATCCACTATACATATCTTGCCTATTGTCTGGATTACCTATCTCAATCTTTACCCTTGAATCTTTACATATAAGATCTAGCGGGGTTTGTGATTTAATAACTAACTCATAATCTTCTTTAGAATATTTAATCATTTCAAGAATACTTTCAGTTCCATTTCTATCTTTTGCAGCCTTTTTACCAGCAATATGCAAAATTCTTTTATGATCTTTTGATAGATTTGTTTCTTTTGCTTCATTAAATAATGACTGATCTGTTGGTGGTGGCAAGTGCATTACTTTTGTTTTGCTGCCAAACTTTTCTATAACTATGTCTAAGTTCCAGATACTTGGTGCAAGCAATACGTCAGGTAATGTCCAATCTGGATTTGCTAAATGACCAAACAATTCATAGTTATATTGAAGGATAGTCTTAATTCCTTGTTTTTTGGCACGATCAACTAACTCTAAATGATAAAAAGTTTCACAACTTATCACCACATCCAAGCCTTCAAGAAATTCAATTATCTCACTTGTCTTAGGCATACCCTTTCTAGTTTCAATAACGTTATAACCCTTATACCATTCAGGATGCTGCTTGTTATTATTAAAGAATTGAGAGTTAATTAAAAGAATCTTGTCTGGATTTAACATCTTAACAAGTTCCATGGTTTGATTACCAAGACCAGTATTGTCTGATCTAGCAATGATACCTAGTTTCATTCTTTATACCCCCATATGTCATCATCTGATGTAAACTTTCTTCCACCTTCACGACCATCTAAATGATATGAACGTTTTATGTTTCCTTCAGGGTGATATATCCATAACTTATGAATGTTCCAACCTTCTTCATCAAACTCATGATAAGGAAGTATCTCGTCCTGTATTTTTCCATGAGTAGTATCTTCAATAAAAACTCTATCTTTTAATGGTGGAAGTATCACATTTCTATAATAAGATACACGACTTAGGTGTGGTCTTTGACTCCATTGAGCAGTCTTCATGAATCCATCTTCAAGACCAAACATCAAATGCTGGTGAGGTTCAGGAATAGATGCCTCAAAATGAAAACGAATTGTGTTTGCTTTATCATACTCAATTAGATCTAAACACTTTTGCCAATCTATAGGCACATCTGGTGTTAATGGTGCATCCCCTTCAACATAAAGAAGAAGAGATGTTTTTATTTCATGAATAGTTTCACGCATCATTGTGCTTTGATGGCTATGATTATTAAAAATAATAGGTAAAATATTTTTATATTCATGTAAACATTTCCAAAGAATTCTATTTTTATATTCATCATAATCTTTTTTTCTATGTGATTGTTCTTTTCTTAATCCATCTATTTGCATAATAATTTCGTTGTCTGGAAAATGAACTCTAATAGATTTAATAGTTTCATCAATCATTTCAGTGCTTGGATGACTTGGCAATACTGAGGTAGCCAATATAATTGTTACATCATTTTTATGCATTTATCTGCCCCATAATCTTAATACCTAAATCTCTTTTATATTTAATCCACCAAGTAACTAACTCATGCATGTTGTTTGGATATTCTTTTAATAGTTTTGGAACTAAACTACTTAATTCAGACCAATTAGATACATGCACTACTGGTATATCATACCCAAAAACATTTTTATAAAATTCTACATAATTACCATTTGGATCTATTTTATCTGCAACTGGTAGGCATAACATTTCTATAGCCTCAAAAAATCTAAAGGAATCAATAACAACGGCACCAGAAGGCGCAGGAGCAATTCTGGCACGAGACAGTCCCATATAGTAGTCTTGAGGGCTATCACCCTGTGCAAAGCCTGCTGTGGGCTTAAATACAGCACCTGGTATAGACTGCATAACCCCTGCAAGTTGTTTTCTTCTTGAGTGTGTAATCTGACCAGCAAAATATACATCAACATCTTTAGAATGATATTTTGTAATTGATTTATTTAAATGTTGTGGGACACCTATTGGAAGTTTGTTATAACCTTTGTGCTTTTGGTGAGGGTATTGAATCCATATCTCAGCATTAGGATGATTAATCTTAGTTATATCAAACTTACCTTCCTCATCCCCCGTAATAAATAAAACAACTCTTGAAAGGTTTTGTATTTGATCATTAACATCCTCTTCATAACCAAGGTTTTGAGGTCCAGGAACTACAACAAAACCACGATCAGACTTTGGAATAGATGACACCTTGATTTGATCTACTTTATATTTGTCAAACACTTCTTTTAAAAGACCATAGTCCCACTTGTCAGCAGCACAATCTTCTTGATTGAATGAATATAGATAACAATTATATTGATTCATAGAATAAATGAACCTCATGCTGGTAGTCTATTAAAGTTTCTTTATACCCAATACCCTTAATAAACTGTCTTAAGTCATACAAGTATTCTTTCCAATACATCATCATAAACTCTGGATGACCAGATAGCCAAATTTTTGGTCTAAATTCTCTCATTACTTTTTCTGCCCCACCGAGAACACGCCATTCACTACCTTCAACATCAAGTGAAATTGCTGTAGGTGGTTTCAATCCTTTTTCATAAACAAGAGTATCAATCTTTGTTTGACCATATTTATCTGCTTCATACTGCAACTCTTTAAATCCATGTGCTGCTTCAATTGGTGCATCAGCCTCTGGTGGAAACTCATTATAATAGATACGTGCAAGTTTATTATCTTTATCAGATGCAAAACCAGGAATAGAAGCCAATGGTTTTTCTAAATCATTAGCACTCCATAGTAGTGGAAAGTGTGACCAAACCTTTGGGTTAGGCTCAAATAAAACAACTTCAGCACCCCACATTTGGCATAGCGCTGGCATCTCTCCTTCTTCGGCACCTACATAATAAACAACGTCACCTTTACCAATATTTTCACTCATTGACTTAAGTCTAGGTTTTTCCCAACCGTGTGGTTGATACCAGTCTGGTCTATCTGCACGATGCTTTGGCAATGTTATCTCAAACTCTCCGTTAATAACGGCTTTAATCATCTCTGTCATAGACCTAACTCCTTCATAATAGTCGCCCACCTGTGTATATATGTGTGCTCTTGTTTTGTTCGTTCATGACCAGCAAATCTAATGTCTTCTCGTAATGGTCCATTAAATAAATACTCATCAATTTTAGATTTTAGATCTTCAAGGTTTCCATGTTCATAAAAAATAATTTCTTCTTCATCTTTAAAATATTCCTCAAGCCCTTTAATTCGGGGATAGATAGTAAACCCACCACGACCAGTGCTTTCAAATAATCTATCGCTAGTATAGTAAGGATAGTTAAAGTTAATGTT